TAACGCTTTTCCAGAAACGCATTACCGAACACCAGAAAATCCAGCACAAAGCGGCTGAAATCCTGCTGGGAAAGCCACGGATGCGGGATAAATGTCGAGGCCAGAATATTGCGTTTGACGTAAATCGGCGAGCTGTGATGCACGGCAGCACGCAGACTTTTTGCCAGGCCGGTAAAGCTGACCGGTGGCTCATACCATCTGCCGTTACTGATGCACTCGACGTAATCCAGAATGTCACGGCGGTCGAGTACCGGCACCGGCTCGCCAAAGGTGAATGCCTCCATTTTCGGGGCGCTGGCAGTCATTTTTTTTGCCGCAGGTTGCGGTGTTTTCCCTTTTTTCTTGCTCATCAGTAAAACTCCAGAATGGTGGATGTCAGCGGGGTGCTGATACCGGCGGTGAGTGGCTCATTTAACAGGGCGTGCATGGTCGCCCAGGCGAGGTCTGCGTGGCTGGCTTCCTCGCTGCGGCTGGCCTCATAGGTGGCGCTGCGTCCGCTGCTGGTCATGGTCTTGCGGATAGCCATAAACGAGCTGGTGATGTCGGTGGCGCTGACGTCATATTCCAGACAGCCACGGCGGATACCCGGAAGACCAGCAGGAGGCGGTTGCCCGTACCCTGACGCTGGAATCCGAGCCTCTCGTCAAACTGCTGGAGGAAAATGCTTATCGTGAGCTTATCTGGCGTCAGCGTGTGAATGAGGCCGCACGGGCGGTAATGCTGGCCTGTGCCGCCGGTAATGACCTTGATGTGATTGGTGCCAATTACAACACCACGCGCCTGATTATCACCCCGGCAGATGATTCGACTATCCCGCCGACACCGGCAGTGATGGAGTCTGACACCGATTATCGTCTGCGTATTCAGCAGGCGTTTGAGGGCTTAAGCGTCGCCGGGTCGGTGGGAGCCTATCAGTATCATGGTCGCAGTGCCGACGGGCGTGTCGCGGATATCTCTGTCACCAGTCCGTCTCCGGCCTGCGTCACCATCTCTGTGCTGTCACGTGAAAATAACGGTGTCGCATCCGAAGACCTGCTGGCCGTGGTGCGTAACGCCCTTAATGGCGAGGACGTCAGACCGGTGGCCGATCGTGTGACCGTGCAGTCTGCTGCCATCGTTGAATACCAGATAAACGCCACGCTTTACCTTTACCCTGGTCCTGAAAGCGAACCCATTCGCGCTGCCGCCGTGAAAAAACTGGAAGCGTATATCACGGCACAGCACCGGCTGGGGCGCGACATCCGTCTGTCTGCCATTTATGCCGCTTTGCATGTGGAAGGCGTGCAGCGTGTCGAACTGACTGCACCTCTGGCTGACATCGTGCTCAACAATACGCAGGCGTCTTTCTGTACTGAATACCGCGTCGTGACCGGAGGCTCGGATGAGTGATTCGCGACTGCTGCCGACCGGCTCATCACCGCTTGAAGTCGCCGCCGCAAAAGCCTGTGCGGAAATTGAAAAAACGCCGGTCAGTATTCGTGAGCTGTGGAACCCGGATACCTGTCCGGCAAATCTGCTGCCGTGGCTGGCGTGGTCATTTTCGGTCGACAGGTGGGATGATAAATGGCCGGAAGCGACCAAACGCGCTGTTATCCGCGATGCGTATTTCATTCACTGCCATAAGGGCACTATTGGTGCGATTCGCCGTGTGGTGGAGCCGCTCGGCTATCTGATTGAGGTGAGGGAGTGGTGGCAACTCAACGAGGAGCCGGGGACGTTCCGTATCGTTGTTGGCGTGCTTGAGCAGGGTATTACCGAGGAAATGTATCAGGAGCTGGAGCGCCTCGTTGCTGATGCAAAACCGGCAAGCCGCCATCTGACGGGACTGGCTATCAGTTTAAGTACAACCGGCAACATTTTTGCCGTTGCGGGATGCTATCACGGCGACGCCCTGACGGTTTATCCCTACACCCCGGAGGCCATTATTGTCGGAGGGGATTATTTCCCGGCCTCGGCCATTCATTTAATTGATAACCTGAGAGTAAACGCATGACAGTGAAATACTACGCCATTCTGACTAATCAGGGCGCAGCACGGCTGGCTAACGCGACGATGCTCGGCAGTAAGCTGAATCTGACGCAAATGGCCGTTGGTGATGCGAATGGTGTCTTGCCGACACCAGACCCGGCACAGACAAAACTGATTAACCAGAAACGCATCGCGCCGCTGAATCTTCTGAGTGTTGACCCGAACAACCAGAGCCAGATTATTGCGGAGCAAATCATCCCTGAGAACGAGGGCGGATTCTGGATCCGTGAGATTGGGCTTTATGATGATGAAGGCGTACTCATTGCGGTGGCGAACTGCCCGGAAACGTACAAACCGCAGTTGCAGGAAGGCAGTGGTCGTACCCAGACTATCCGCATGATTCTGGTTGTCACGAATACCGAAGCTATCACGCTGAAAATCGACCCGTCGGTGGTACTGGCGACCCGTAAATACGTGGATGATGAAGTCCTGGAATTAAGGCTGTATGTGGATGACCAGATGAGAAACCACATTGCCGCACAGGATCCTCATACACAGTATGCGCAGAAACATAATCCGACATTTACCGGAGAACCAAAAGCGCCGACGCCTGCCGCAGGAAATAACACCACGCGGATTGCGACCACTGCGTTTGTTCAGGCCGCTATTACCGCTCTGATTAACGGTGCGCCAGCCACGCTGGACACACTGAAAGAAATTGCCGCAGCCATTAACAATGACCCGAAATTCAGCACCACCATTAACAATGCGCTGTCAGGTAAGCAGCCACTGGATGAGACGCTGACTCATTTGAGTGGAAAGGATGTAGCTGGTCTTCTCGCATACCTTGGTTTGGGAGAAGGCTCTGCATTACCGGTTGGTGTGCCTGTTCCGTGGCCTTCAGCCACTCCGCCAACAGGCTGGCTGAAATGCAATGGTGCGGCTTTTTCTGCTGAAGAATACCCGGAACTGGCAAAGGCTTACCCGACCAATAAATTGCCTGATTTACGTGGTGAGTTTATTCGTGGCTGGGATGATGAACGTGGTGTGGATAGTGGGCGAACTCTGCTTTCATCGCAAGGAGATGCTATTCGAAACATTACTGGCGGTTTTGGTCAGTTGCGCGTAAACAGCGAAATTAATGCAATTGTCGATGTTCAAAGTGTGAGTGGGGCTTTTTACGGAGGTACCTCAGTCCGGAATAACATCAATGTGTCTATGACATACGCTAATGACCGAAAAATCCGACAAGATGTTCACTTCTCGGCGGCAAATGTTGTTCCAACAGCAAATGAAAATCGTCCACGTAACATCGCCTTTAATTATATTGTGAGGGCTGCATGATGAATAAAGCTGTATTAAATAGTGAACTCATTGCCATAAAAGCGGGAGACATTATCATTTATAATTATGATGGTGAAACGCGTGAATATATTTCTACATCAACTGAATATCTCGCTGTCGGCGTCGGTATCCCGGCATGTTCTTGTTTAGATGCACCAGTTACACATAAAGCTGGTTATGCAATCTGCCGTTCTGCAGATTTTAACTCATGGGAATATGTGCCAGACCATCGCGGTGAAATCATCTATAGCACCGAAACAGGAGAATCGAAAGAAATCACAGCTCCGGGTGATTACCCTGAAAATACAACCACTATCGCCCCGTTAACGCCATATGATAAATGGGATGGTGAGAAATGGGTGACGGATACTGAGGCACAGCATAGTGCCGCAGTAGACGCGGCAGAAGCACAGCGCCAGTCACTGATTGATGCAGCAATGGCTTCCATTAGTCTGATTCAGCTGAAATTACAGGCCGGACGGAAGTTGACGCAGGCAGAAACAACCAGACTTAACGCTGTGCTGGATTACATTGACGCGGTGACGGCAACAGATACCAGCACCGCGCCGGATGTCATCTGGCCTGAACTGCCGGAGGCGTAGGCCATTCAATATCTGGCGCACCGGAAGTATCGACCAGCACCAGTGCGTCCAGATAATCCAGCCACAAATTATATTGCGCCAGTTCGTCATCTTTCAGACGACCAATAGCGGCTTTACCGGGCCATTGCTTACTGTTCATGTATTCGTTGGCCTGGTTAATTAGTAGCTGTCTTTCTGATTCAGTAATTTCAATAAGCTCTTCATGCGTGGGTGGAGGAATATCTGCCCACGCAGGCATCCCATCATCTCCGGCAATACTGATTTTTCCTTGTGGCGGTTCAGCCATAAACTCACTGATAATATTTTGATTCACCTCCTTTGCATCTGATAAATCCCATCCCTCTGATTTATATTTATCAATCATATCCACAGGGAAAAAAGCATTATGCCTTGCGCTATAAACATATTCGTTCATATAAATCACCCTGAATAAAATTACTCACCAACAGCCCACCAACTGTAATTCATCGATACTGTGGAACTGGTTGATGCAGTTCTGTAAGCGGAATTAAAACCGGTTAATGTTGGGCCTTCTGCAGTCATCATGAACCCTCGCCCAGCACCTAAAGGCGCACCACCATCACCAGAATGAGTAAGCATGGCGCAGTCCACTTTTTTAGGAAAAGGGATGCTGAATGTAATTCTCATTGTTTGCGTCGATAATGTCGGCGTAACCGCACCACGACCATATTGCAGGATTTTCCCGTTGGGTAATTTCATCCATCCATCACCACTGGCAAAAGAGGCCATGTCCGGTATCTGATTTTCCCCTGTCCCCACATCCCGTTTTGCCGCTTCTCCCAAACCAACGTTTATGAAAATGCAGAGATAACGGGCAACTGGCATCATCTCCGGTTTTTATTCAGGGGGATGC